GTCTGGACGTCGAAGGACTCCCCAGCCNTGAAGGTATGNGACGGNTNAACGGCGCCGACCTGAACTGCTTTACGCCACGCANCGTCNAATAGAAGCTTGCGCGTCCCGCTCTGGAGCATGGCGGCTGCTAGTTGCTTGGTAGTGGACACGTCCCGTGTGCGATATGGGCTGAGGTTATCGGGCATGAGGTCCATACGATGGCTGGCATGGACGACGTTGCCGTACGTGTCGCGCTGCAGGTAGATTCGAATTTTCATGGTGTGGTCTCCTGTCTGGTCAAGCGTTAGCGCTTGTGCGGCACGTCATGAGAGACGTGCCAGGCCTGCGCTAAAGCCAACGGTGATTCAGCGCGTATCCACCCGAGTGGCTGGTATTGTTTTCGTCCCGAGCGAACAAGGCGGACGACAGCTCATAGACCAGAGCGAAGCCCATGTCCATGCCGCAGCCAGTGATCCTGATGGCGTGGGACCCCGCATCGACTTTGTAACCCAGGATCCGGCCGGCATGGTAGGACAGATGGCGCGGGCTGTCGCCATCCAGCACCACAAGGCGGATGTGGCGACACATACCAGACCGGCTGCAGCTGTCCAAGATGGTGTAGACGGTCATGCCAGGCTTGAGCCATTCCAGGAGAATGGCTTTGGATTCGGCAATTTCTGCCTTGCTGTATTTCATGGTTGGACTCCTTTAGAAGAAAAAGTGAATGGTGAGGGCTGCGACAGTGAGGAGAGAGAGAAGGAAGCGGCCGAAATGGTTCATTTGGCGTCATCCTCTGCATAGGCGGACTCAATGCGGCGGCCGCAGTGTGCACAGTAGAGTTCGGGGTCTTCCCAGTTGGCGTCATGGCCCACGATCTGCCAGCCGTCGCGGGCCTGAGTCTCTGTGGACTCAGTGATCTGCTCCAGGTTGGAAGAGACACACGCTGGGCAAATGCAGCCGCCATCATCGGCCAAGTAGTAGATAGGATATCCGCCAGGCCAAGCGTAGGATTCGATGGACTCAGGAAGATGGTAGCGATTGGTCATGTTGTAGCCTCCATACCTCAAGGGTGGGTCACGTTACGAAAAGCGCAACAATTATTTTGAACTATTTTTGGGGTGCGACGAATCCGTGAGTCCGCGCCTGGCATCCCACGTTCCAAATAAGTGACGCAGCGCGTCACATGACGCAGCGCGTCACATGACGCAGCGCGTCACAATCCGCCCAAGTATCGCTGGTCGCCTGATTTCTTGGCTTGCGCCCGGATGTTGGCGAGTCGTCCTTTGCTCACGCCCCAACGGATTGATAGGAAGTGTAGGCCGCGCCACCCATCGGGCAAAGCTAGTAGTAACACCATTTGCCCATCCGTCAGCTTGGACAGCTTCCTTGACCAGTTCCCCAGCTGGCGCCTGGCGTTGATCAGGTTCTGCCGATGGGTCACTATCCGCAGGTTGGACAGCTGGTTGTTCCCTTTGTCCATATCTATGTGGTCTATCTCCTGGCCAGCTGGGATTGGGCCATTGTAGGTAACCCACACAACGAGGTGGAGGCGTTTGTAGTGCTTCACACCATCGGTCGTAGTCCAGCTGCACATCCGGTATCCGTCGGCGCCTAGCGATCCCTTGCACGGCGTCCACCATTGGTCTGAGCGCTTGTATTGCATCACGCTCTGCCCATCTTCGGACGGGATGAACGGCCAAGGTCCGGGGTCTTTGCACTCTGAGCGGTAACTCATGCTGCCTCCATACCCATTAGTATAGGGCTAACGTTTCATGCCGTCAACTTGCGATACCGTATATTTGGTCTCCTTCATTCATACGCGCACATCCCTTACATATCAACGCTATCTCTGGATTGCTCATGATTATGATAAGTGTAGGGTATGAAGAAACACGTATGAATGAGTAGCAGATTACAAGGTCTGGCGCGTCTGGATGTGGGCGAACGCTCAGGCCTGGTCGAGGGGTCCCACTGCACTTTCTTGGAATCGACCCCCGGGGGGCCGGATTCTCGCGCGCGCAGTAACTCCCGGGGCCAAGTCCCCACGCGATAGGGCCTTTCCATAAAAAATTTTTTGTCACCCCTTGCGCAACGGGTTACAATGGGAACAACAAGGAGGCACCGTGGACCGCGTCGAAGTGGCACTCGAACTCTGGAAGCGCAGTGGAGAGTCAAAGCCCTCGGTTTCCGCCCTGGCCGATCAGTTCCTGACGAAACCCCCCAAGGAGTGCGTGGACGGGCACTTCAATTTCGCCTTCTTCTTGAACGGCGAACGTCACATCGTCTACGGCGCGGAGTCCGAGATCGATGCGCTGGTGCAGTTCACCAAGCCGCTCATGCCGAGGGCTCCTGTGTGCTACCACAATTGGAAGGGCTGACCCATGCCCCGCTTCCTGACCATCACGCTCCCGAAGGGCTACCTCGTCATCTGGGAGACCAAATGAATCGGGCCAGGAAGCGCAGGCAGAAGCGCCATGACATCGGCCCTTGGGAGCGGGAGGTCCGGACGATGCTGTTCGCCATGATCTTCGAGATGCATGGGCCGTTCGTTTTCCCCTACTTCGGAGCCTGAACCGTGAAAAAGGAGTACCGCACCCGTACCAAGCCCCTCACCTCTCAGCAGGTGAAGTTCGTGGAACTCTACTGCAATGGGGCCAACGCGACCCAGGCTGCCATCGGCGCCGGCTTCGCGCCCCAGGCGGCGCACACCCGCGGCTGGAAGCTCCTGGAGATGGACCAGATCAAGGAAGCGGTGGACGAGTATCGCAAGAAGGTGGCTCGCGCCCTGGACGACAGTGCGACCTACACCGTGAAGGAAGCGGTGGAGGAGATCGAGCAGCTGATCAAGTTTGCTCGCCAAACCGGAAATGCCAACGCCTACAGCCAGGCGCTGAAGCAGAAGCAGGCGCTGTACGGGCTGGGGGAGAAGGACAAGGAAGTGGCGTCCGGCTTCGTGCTGCACATCAACGGCCTGGCCACGCCCAACGCGCCGAAGGTGGTGGAGACCACAGCAGGGAGCATCTTTGACTGAGCTGACTTTCGAGCCCAGCGGCCGGGTCATCCGCGAGTGGATGGAAGACGAGACCAGCTTCGTCCGCGGCATCGTCGGCCCCTTCGGCAGCGGCAAGACTGCCGGGGCAGTGGTGGAGATTCTGCGCCGCAGCATGGCGCAGGAGCCCGGGCCTGACGGCATCCGGCGTACCCGCTGGGCCATAATACGTAACACTTTCGCTGAGCTGAAGTCCACTACTCTCAAGAGTTGGGAGCAATGGTGTCCTCGGAACTTCGGCAAGCTGACCATCGGAGGTTCACCTATCACCCACCGGATCCAGGCGCCCGGGCTGGACATTGAGGTCATGTTCGTGCCGCTGGACAGCGATGACGACGTGAAGAAGCTCCTGTCCATGGAGCTGACCGGCGCCCTGGTGGACGAGGCCCGGGAAGTGCCCAAGTCGGTGGTGGACGCCCTGACCGGCCGCGTCGGGCGCTACCCCAGCAGGCTCCAGGGCGGCTGCACCTGGTCAGGCCTGCTGCTGGTGTCGAACCCTGGGGACACGGAGAACTGGATCTACAAGACCTTCTATGGGCCAGAGGGCGCCCCGGGGGGATGGAAGCTCTACCGGCAGCCCAGTGGCCGCAGCCCCGATGCCGAGAACACCGAGAACTTGCCCCCGCACTACTACGACCGCATGATGGCCGGCAAGGATGCCGAGTGGGTGAAGGTCTACATCGATGGGGAGTTCGGCTTCACCGTGGAAGGCCAGGTGGTCTACCCCAGCTTCCGGGACAGCGCCCACGTGGCGCCAGGCCCCCTCACTCCAGTCCCGGGCCTGCCCCTGGCCATCGGGGTGGACTTCGGCCTGACCCCGGCCGCGGTGATCGGGCAGCAGCTGCCGGACGGCCGGATTCATGTCTTGGACGAGTTCGTCTGCGACGACAGCGGGATTGTTCGGTTCGCCACGAGCCTGACCGCGTTCATGAAGCAGCGCTACCCGGACAACCAGGTGGCCATTGCCGTGGGCGATCCTGCGGGAACCGCTCGGGGCCCCGACGAGCGGACCTGCTTCGAGATCATGAACCAGCACACTCCTTGGCGGTGGCGGCCGGCGGCGACCAACGACCCCACCCTGCGCATTGAGTCGGTCTCGGCCGCGCTGAACCGGATGGTGGATGGAAAGCCTGGGTTCCAGCTGGACCCCCGGGTGGGCGTCCTGCGCAAGGGGTTCGCTGGGGGCTACTGCTTCGCCCGGGTCCAGACCAAGGGCGATCCCACCTTCCACGAGACCCCCAAGAAGAACGCCTATAGCCACCCCCACGACGCTTTGCAGTACCTGATCGTGGCCTTGGGTGGGGCGGACCTGGTGCTGAACCGGGACAAGCGGCGCACCTCTGGCGTGAGGATGGCAGATGGGATCGACTTCCCCCTGGTGGGTGAAACAGTGCCGGAAGCCAGCGGAACCGGGGTCCGGTGGGGCAACCCACCTTACAAAATGTCAAATAAACCTAGCGGTCGGAAGGCAGTCGGAACGGATTTCGATGTATTTGCTTGACGCATTGTGATATTATTAACGCGTTTCGAAGGGATGAACGATGAGTTCCATGGTTGGCCCGTCCCATAACACGCTCCTGGGCAACATCCTGGATCCGGCCCGGCTGTTCTCTGCGGCGAACGCCCCCACGGCACCCGTCATCCCGCCTCCGGCGCCCACCGTGGACAACAGCCAGGGCGCCTTGGACGTGGCGGCCCAGCAGCAGGCCCAGGCGCTCCAGCGCGGGCGCAGCGCCACCATCCTGACTAGCGGGTCCGGCCTGCCCAACGCTGGCACCACCAGCTCCTCGCTCCTGGGCTCCTGACATGGAACCCAGCATCCACCCCGAGGCCACGAACCTCCCCGCTTCCCCCAATGCTCGGGACGAAATCGTCAGCGAGATCATGCGGGAGTTCGACTGGATGGCGGGCAACCGTGGCATCTGGGAAGTCCACTGGGAACGGACCAGCCGGGTGGTGCTGCCCTACTACAGCACCAGCTTCTACAGCCAGGGCAACGTGGTGCCAGGCCAGGAACGCAACCAGTATCAGTTCGATGTCACCGCCAACGCGGCCTTGTGGAAGTTCGCCGCGGCCCTGGAGAGTGAGATCACTCCGGCCAGCGACATCTGGCACCGGCTCCGGCCTACCGACCCCGTGCTCAAGGCGAACCGGAACGTCATGCAGTGGTTCGACCTGGTCAACGACCTGCTGTTCCACTACCGCTACAGCCCGCACAGCGGGTTCCAGGCGAACATGCACAGCGGCTACGTCAGTATCGGCGCCTTTGGCACCAGCTGCCTGTTCACCGATGCCTTTCGAGACCCGTTGAAGCCGGGCGTGAAGGGCCTGCGCTACCGGGAAGTCCATCTCGGCGAGTGCTACTTCGCGGTCAACCATCAGGGCCAGGTGGACAAGGTCTACCGGCGCTTCAAGATGAGCCTGCGGCAGATGGCGCAGCGCTGGGGTGCCAAGGCGCTGCCGGACGGCTGGGTAGAGAAGCTGGCACAGAAGCCGGAGGAGGAGTTCTTCGTCATCCACGCCGTGCGGCCGAACGGGCAATACGAACCGGGCCGGCTGGACGTGCGGGGCAAGTGCTACACCTCCCATTACATCCTGCGTGACCAGCACAGGCTCATGGAGGTGGGGGGCTACAACACGCTGCCTTACACCGTCTCGCGCTACCTGACGGCTCCTGGCGAGCTGTACGGCCGATCCCCGGCCATGAATGTGCTGCCCAGCATCAACGTGCTGAACGAGGAGAAGAAGGTCATCCTGAAGGTCGGGCACCGGGCCGCGGACCCTGTCCTGCTGGCTCATGATGACGGCATCCTGGATGGTTTCAGCATTCGGCCCGGCGCGGTGAACACGGGCGCGGTCAGCCCCGAGGGCCGGCCCCTGGTCCACACGCTGCCTACCGGAAATCTGCAGATCGGCAAGGAGCTGATGGACGACGAGCGGGCCGCCATCAACGACGCCTTCCTGGTGACGTTGTTCCAGATCCTGATCGAGACCCCGCAGATGACCGCCACCGAAGTGCTGGAGCGGGCCCGAGAGAAGGGTGCTCTGCTGAGTCCGACCATGGGCCGGCAGCAGTCCGAGAGCATTGGCCCCTTGATTGAACGGGAGTTTGACCTGCTGCATCAGCAGGGCCTGCTGCCCCCGCCCCCGCCCCTGCTGCTCCAGGCCGGTGGCCAATACAAGGTCGAATACGATGCCCCCCTCAACCGGCAGATGCGGGCGGCCCAGGCCTCCGGCATCATGCGCACCACCAGCTGGGCCGCCGAGGTCTCCAGTCAGATCCAGAGCCCCGAGCCCATGGACAACTTCAAGTGGGACGTGATCATCCCGGCCATCGCCGACATCTCCAGCGTCCCCTTCGCCTACCTCAATACCCCCGAGGAAATCGCGGCGATCCGGGCCAAGCGCGACCAGGACAAGCAGGCCGCGCAGATCACCCAGGCGCTGCCCGGCATGGCGGCCATGACCAAAGCCGTGGCGCCCGGCGGCACCATGGCGGCACCTGGCCAGCCTGGAGGCAGCCAGTGAACGCCCAGGAGAAGGCGCGTGACATCATCGCCTCCCGGCGCCAGGCCTACGTCCAGACCTTCCTGAATCCGATCGGGGAACAAGTCCTGACCGACCTGGCCATTTTCTGCCGAGCCAACGAATCTTGCTTCCACGCGGATGCCCGGGCCCATGCCGTCGCCGAAGGGCGCCGGGAGGTCTGGTTGCGCATCCAGAAGGAACTGCACCTCACCGATGACCAGCTGTGGGCTCTCCACGGCGTGGCCCCTCTCACCAGGAGTGAAAATGCCTGACAATCCTGTCGCCGATGCTGCTGCCCTCGCGCTGCTGAAGTCCGAGGGTTTCGTCGTGACCCCTCCCCCGGCGCCGCCGGCAGCCAAGGAAGCCAGCCTGTGGAAGCCCTGCCGGCAGGAGTTCAAGGAAGCCGACTTCGACGCCCTGGCCGACCAGCTCCCCGAAGCCAAGCTCATCAAATACACCCTCGCCGATCAGGTCCAGGACGGCGTCATCGGTCACGTTCTGATCGCAACCCAGGAGCGGTAAATGAATCTCAACTGGTTTTCCAAGTTCATGGCTCCTGAAGGAGCAGCGGCTGGAGCGGGAGACGCAGGGGCTGCCGCTCCAGCCGCTGGTGCAGCCGC